AACAACTAACCATTGACAATACTAGAAAAAATAGCTAAACATCACAAGCTCTGGGTAAAACAAGTTATATCTTTTGGTTGTAAACCATCTGATGCTGAGGATGTAGTTCAGAATATGTATATCAAAATAAACACCTTAATAAATTCTGGTCTTGATATTACGTTTGACGATGATATAAATAAGTTTTATATATATCGTACTCTTAAAAGTTTGTTTTATGACCAATGTAGAAAAGAGGCTAAGATACAAAAAGTAAACATTGAGTATTTAGAAAAGTATATCAAGGAAGAAGAAGAATACAAAGAAAAAGATGTTGCAGGTAAAATAAAAGAATACAACAAAATACTAGATGAGTTGTACTGGTACGATAGAAAAGTCTGGGAGCTTACACGAGAAAAGAGTATAGCAGAAGTCAGTAAGCTAACAAACATCAGTTATTATTCGTTATATAACACAGTAAAGGGTGTTAAAAGATTAATAAAAGAAAAAATACAATGGGACTTGGAGACTTAATAGAAAAGATTACAACGTACACAGGAATTAAGTGGCTAGTAAAAAAGATATGGGGAGATAGATGTGGCTGCGACAAAAGGAAAGAAAAAGCAAATAAGGTGAAGCTATGGTAAAAGAAGATAGAATACTTTGGGAGGCTTTTCTAAACAGAAAGGTAAAAAATGAAATCAATAGACCTCAGATAGAACTTATTGCTAGACTTCACTCAGAACTGTTCAATCACGAATATAACGAGCCTTGTACTTGTTCTGGTAAAATTTACAGTCAATGGATTGCAGACATTAATAAAGTATATGAATCTAAATAAAGTACATAGGTTTGAACAAATGATTGTTACACTTTTGAATGTGCAAGGTTGGAATCTTGAATGGTGTGGAGGAGGCTTTGAACATTTTGATTGTATAGGCACAAGTCCAAAAGGTAAACAAGTAGTCTTGGAGATTAAATGGAGAAAGAAATACTACGAAAAGAAAATGATAGAAAAGTATAAGTTTGATAAGCTGATTGAGGAAGATGCAGAGGCTTTATACTTTGTAGCAGATCCTAAAGGACATTATATTTTTTGGTTAAATGATTTAGCCAAACAAGAAACCGTAGAGCTATATTGTCCTGACACTACTTTATGGACTAAAAAACGAAATAATAAACAGTGCTATTTACTAGACGAAAAAGATGCACATAAAATACATATCAACTATGCCACTACCTAAACCCAAAGCAAACGAATCAAGACGAGAGTATATGCGACGCTGTATGAATGACAAAGTTATGATTGATGAATACAGAAACGCTAATCAGAGAATTGCAGTTTGTTCTTCCATATTTGAAAAAAAAAGTAATTAACATTTGTTTACTTAATTTTATTTTGTATATTGCAGTATAATTGAGAGGGCAAAAAGTAAAAGCCGACAGCAGACAGAACAGATCGGTTTTAACCCTCTTGATAATAACAAAAACTAAATATTATGAAAGAAAATTTAACATTATTACAATTAATTTTAATAATTGAGGTAGCCGATGAATATAGTGATATATCGGTATCTTACATATTAAAAGAATTACAAGAAGATTTTGACAACTTGAAAGATGATTTAGAATATGCTAAAAAACATATTAACGAAATTTTATCAAGTAAAGAAAAATTAAACGAATATGTCGGAGAATGTAAATTCTCAGGACTATATTATAGATAAAAAAATTATGAAAATACTTATAGATGAATTAGTAATCTTAGACGACTGTGTAGTAACAGGTACTTTCGCTTGGAGGTCAGAGATTGATCCTAATTGGAAACCGAGAGTATGGAATGAAACCTTTGAATGTTGGACAAAAGATTACTGTGGATAAAAAAATAGACAACCTTAAAGACTTAGAGATTTGGTCAGACTTACATTTCTTGACTTCTATTGTCTCCTCCCAATTAGATAAAAGAAAAACAAAGAACTTACAAAAGATGTCAGAATCTTTAGTCAGGGTTGTCTTTTACTTTCAAGAATATTCTAACAACATACGACTATATAAAAAAGCATTAACAGAATATAAATTAACTAAAAACAGAGCAATTGAAAGAGCAAGAAGATCAGAACAAGAAAACGAAAGATTACGAAAACAAAATGAAAGCCTTAGCATTTAGTTACTTAGGCTTAATACTTATTACATTATGGATAGTATTGAACTCTTAAACGGAGAACGCTTTAGACACGATGAGATATTAGAACTTATGAAAGATGATAAGTTTTACTATGACTACTTGGGCAAAGCTGCACTTAGTTCCTCATCAATAAAACTACTCTTAGATAGTCCAAAGAAATACAAATACGTTATGCAATATGGGTCTCCCTCTACACAAGGTCTTAGGGATGGTTGGTTATTTCATACTTGTATCTTAGAGCCAGAGGTATTTGAAAAACAAATATTTGTAGATGTACAATCTAAAAACTCTAAAGCATATAAGTTAGCCAAAGAAGAACACGGCAAGGTATTTACAATGAAAGAAAAGAATGATGCAGAAAGATTAGCTGATGCCTTTTTAAGAAACGAACACGCATTACAACTAATAACAAACTGCGAGTTTGAAGTTCCTGGAATAGGATATATAACAGCCAGAAGTGGAAACAAATATCCATTTAGAGGTAAAGCAGATGTGTTAGATTCTTATAGGGTGGTTGATTTAAAAACAACAAGCGACCTAAAAGCATTTCCATACTCAGCTCGTAAATTTTCTTATATGTGCCAAGTATACATATATTGTGAATTATTTAACAAGACTTACGAGGAGTTTAAGTTTATAGCCATTGACAAAGGCTCACTTGATATTGGGTTGTATGATGTCAGCGAGGAATTTTACAATTTAGGAAAAGAAAAAGTATTAGACGCATTAGAGACATTTGAAACATTTTTTATTAACGGTGCTTGTATAGATAGTTATTGTATAAAAGGAACATTGTGATACAAATAATAAATAAAGATTTTAGGGATTGTAAAATACCAAAAGGACTAACTATTACAGATCCTCCTTACAATCAAAAATATCATTATAATAATTACAAAGATTCCTTGAAAGAACAAGAGTATATTGAATTATTATCTAAAATACCTCTACCTTGTGTTATAATTCATTATCCTGAAGAAACAATAAATTTTTTACCAAAAGCTATCAAAGTAAAATGTGAACAAGTGGTATGTTGGGTTTACAACAGCAACACAGGTAAGCAAAGTAGATTGATAAGTTGGTGGGGTTGCAAACCTGATTTTAAAAAAGTAAGACAACCATATAAAAACTTAAATGACAAACGAATACAAAAAAGGATTGCAGAGGGTAAAATAGGCTCAAGTCTATACGATTGGTGGGAAATAAATCAAGTAAAAAATATGAGTGAAGAAAAAACAGAACACCCTTGTCAGATACCTGAAGAAGTAATAGGCAAAATAATAAAAACCACAGCAGAAGAAAATCAAACAATAATTGATGTATTTGCAGGAAGTGGCACAACAAGTAAAGTAGCTTATGATTTAGGTTATGATACTATAAGCTATGAGATAGATAAAAAATATTGTGATATAATAGAAAAAAGAATGAATATAAATCAAATGAAATTATTATGAAAGAAGCAAATAAAATAGCAAAACACATTATAAATATATCTGGCGTAGATGTATTTAAGAACACTAGAAAAAGAGAACATATAGAGATGAGGTCTTTACTTACATTTATGTTGAGACACCACTGTAATATGAAATTCACAGACATAAGAGACTTTTATGAATCTAAAGGAAAGAACTACGACCACGCTACGGCTTTACATAGTTTGAAGTCTTTTGAAACACACAGACGATACAATCCTAAAATAGATAAGTATTTTAATGTAGTATTACTTAGAATAAGAAACAAATCAAAATTAAGAAAAGCACTAATAAATCACATAATAGACTACACAAAAGAAAAAGACTTAAAAAGGTTACTAAAAATAGTAGATAAATTAAAAGATGGAAAAGAACAAACAAAAGAGAAAGCAGATACCCTTGTATAGTGGACTAATAAAATACTTTCCTGATGCACTTTGTGAAGTAGCAAGAGTAAGCTACATAGGAAGTAAACAACACCACCCAGACAAAGAAATACATTGGGATAGAGAAAAGAGTAGTGATGATCTTGATGCACTTATGCGACACCTAATGGAAAATGGTATGCACGATATAGATGGAGTTCGTCATAGCGCAAAACTCGCCTGGCGCAGCTTAGCCCATCTTCAAAAAGAAATCGAGGGAGATAAATTTCACGAGGGTTATGACGAACAGTTTGGCGATTATAAAATACCACACAATCAAATAATATCAGGAACAGAATGATTAAAGAAATTTATAAAGTACAATCTATAAAGAAAGAACTTTGTAAAGAGTGGTTATTATATAAACATTATGCAAAACGTATGCCTATGGCAGTTGAATACTCTTTTGGACTGTATAATAATAAAATCTTACAAGGTGTTTGTGTTTATGGGCCTACAGCTCCACCTGTACCAATAACTTTATACGGAGAAGTAGGTAAATATAAAATTAGAGAACTTACAAGGTTAGTAGTAAATGATAATTTGCCTAAAAACACTTTAAGTTTTTTTGTTTCACAGACATTTAATTTATTACCTAAACCTATGACATTAATTTCTTTTGCAGATTCTAACAATGGGCATCACGGCTATATATATCAAGCTACAAATTGGGGTTTTTTTGGTAATGGTGGAGGTAAAACAATTATTACAGATGCTAAAGGCAATAAAATACATAATCTTACAATTACTGACAGGTGTAAAGTAGAAAAACTTAGTAGAAAAGAATATTTTAAAAACCACAATTTAAAAGAAATAGAAGCAAAACCTAAATTTAGATACTTGTATTTTTTAGGAAGTAAAAAACAAAAAAAACGTATGAAAAAAGATTTATTATTAAAACAATTAAAATATCCTAAAGGGCAAAACACAAACTACGATACGAGTTATAAAACAACAACCCAAACAGAATTATTTTGAAACCAAAGAAATACACAACAATACAAAGAATAAAAAGATTAGAGAATATAGTAAGCCAAATCTATATGAGTGTTGAGGTAATAAAAAAACAGGTTGACAAAAAAGAAGAAAAGTAGCGTTATATACTTGAATAATCAAGTTTTTTTCAAGATGGGTACACACGGTGGTAAAAGAGAGGGTGCAGGTAGAAAGCCAAAACAACAAGAGCAAGACCTTATAGACAAGCTCGATAGTATAATAAATAAAGAAGAAGTAATAAAAAAGTTAGGAGAAAAAGCTCTTAGTGGAGATATGAGAGCTATGGGTTTATATATGGGCTATAGATATGGCAAACCAAAAGAAACAAAGGACATACACATAAACGAAGATGTACCTTTATTTATTGATTAGGATATTATATTCACGATAAGAGAAATCAAATATATGCAAAACCAGTATCACTAATATCCTACTCAATGCAACTTACTAAAACCTCAGCACTAAACAAACTAAGAGAACTAGATAAAAGGGTTCGCATAATTAGAGGAGGATCATCAGCAGGTAAAACAATTGGTATCATAGCAATCCTCATAGACTATGCAATAAGACACAAAGGAAAAGAAATAAGCATAGTAGCAGAATCAATACCACACTTGCGTAGAGGAGCTTTAAAGGACTTTCTTAACATACTTAAGGGTCTTAATAGGTATGATGATAGAAAGTTCAATAAAAGTACATTAAAATACGAATTTAGTAATGGTAGTTACATAGAGTTCTTTAGTACAGATCAGCCAGACAAATTAAGAGGAGCGAGACGTACAGACTTATTTATTAATGAGTGTAATAATGTGAGCTTTGATTCTTACCAACAATTAGCAGTTAGAACATCAGGAAACATTTGGCTAGACTTTAACCCTGCTAATTTATTTTGGGTAGATAAAGAATTAGTAGGACAGCAAGATACTAACTTCATAACCTTAACCTACAAAGACAATAACAGCCTACCAGAAACAATAGTCAAAGAAATAGAGAAAGCAAAAGAGAAAGGTAAGACCTCAACCTATTGGGCTAATTGGTGGAAAGTGTACGGTCTTGGTCAGATTGGTAGTTTAGAGGGTGTATGTATTCCTGATTGGAAACCTATCGACAATATACCTGATGAGGCTAGATTACTTTGCTCTGGCTTAGACTTTGGTTATTCTGTTGACCCCTCAACTATAATAAGACTTTATAAATGGAATGATGCTTATATATTTGATGAGGTACTTTATCGCAAGGGAATGTTGAATAGAGACCTAAGCTATTTCATAAAACATAACGAGATACGAGAACAAATATACGCTGATAGTGCAGAGCCTAAGTCAATACAAGAACTAAGAAACTACGGACATAAAGTATTTCCTGTGTCAAAGGGTAGAGATTCAATAGTGTATGGTATCAACTTAATCAACCAAAATGAAATATATGTTACATCAAGATCTAAGAATCTAATAAGAGAACTACAAGGCTATGTATGGGATAAAGACAAAGAGGGTAACAATCTACAAAAACCTACAGGTATACATCCTGACTGCATAGATGCAGCAAGATACGCATTAATGATGCAGCTACAAAACCCAAATAGAGGTAACTATGCAATACAATAAATGTTAAAATTATGTTAAAGAAATGTTAAAGTTTATAATATTCTTCTCTGTTGGATAAAAAAAAGTAAAAAAAAGTTCCTAACATTAGTTAAAAACTAAAATATTGTTGTATATTTACAGTATAATTAATAACAAAAATGGAAAATTTAATAAAAGGTTTATATAAAAATAACAAAAGCAATTTAATTTGGTCCGTAGATGATTTACAAGATGAGGTGGTCGTTTATAGAAATAATCAAACTAAATTAATTAGCAAAAAAAACTTTTTAAAGAATTGGACTAAACACATTTAAAAACTTAAAACAAAACACTGTGAAAATAGATAAAAAATTCTACTGGAATTTACAAACATTAAAAAACTTGAGATTTATTGCAAATAAGCAAAGTAAAA